CTATGATCCACCTCTTGATATACCCAAAAAGATTGTGACCGATAGCCCTTTACGATACATTATTCCTATCAACAAAGGACTTATTATGATTTCGTATACGGATGGTGATGATACAAAACACTGGCGCCCACTTGAAGGGGAATCCCTACAAAATGAGATTCACAAGGAACTTCAAAAACTCTTTCCTGATATGGAAATACCTACCCCGAAGTATTTGAAGAAGCATGATTGGCCCAACGGATGTACTTATTGGCCTCCTGGTGATTACGATGTGAATACTGCGTCAAAAATCGCCCATAATCCCGAGCCAAATCTCTATTTAACAGGCGAATCTATAAGTACAAACCAAACATGGATGGAAGGAGCCTTAGAATCGGCGGAGTATCTTAAAACATTAATATAACCCCAAAGTAAGAATGGCAAGAAAAGCCAAGGGTGTGGGGCTCTTTATAATGGCACTTGTATCTACATTTGCCATCATAACTGTTACTATAGGATTATTTTACGGAGTAAAGGCGCTATCGGCGCCTACTATTAATGATATATGGGTAATTAATTTGGATAAGGACAAGGAGCGGTGGACAAATATTCAGCAAAAGACGCAGGGTATTTCTGTGAAGGTGAATCGTTGGCCGGCGACCTATGGCAAGGATCTAACCCGTGACCAGGCACAGAAGTACGGTGCCGGTTATGTAGTCACCTTATCGCGTGATTTTGAGAAGGATCGTACAACCGATAAGATTACGTCGGCAAATGTGGGCGCCGTTGGCTGTTGGATTTCTCATAAGCGGCTTCTTACTTATTTAGCGGAGCAGCCGAATCACGAAAGCGCAGGGCATCTTATTTGCGAGGATGACGCAGAGTTTCCTACCGATTTTCTAACGGGACAAGATGGCTGGTCTCAGGTTTCAAACAATATTCCAGCCGATTGGGATATGGTTTTTTTGGGGCTTAAAAAACCGATTGTAGGCACAGATGTTGCACCAGGTGTAAAAAAGATGCGAGCAACCTATAATAAAGGCAATTGGGGAGCACATGCGTACCTTGTGCGCCATGGAGCACTAAAAACAAAGATTTTACCAAGCATCAAACACATGACAAATGAAGTTGATGTTCACTATGATATGATGGCAGATCATTGGAATATTTATATTTGCGACCCGCCGACCATACGATACAACAGCGGTCTTGCCGCAAAGTCCAATATTAATGTCTAAATTAATCCGTAGCCGCAGTGGCAAGCCGGTCCGCCTCAGCGTTTCCGCGTGAAGCAAAGTCCAAACCACCAGTATGGCTCGCTACATGAACGATCGCCGTATGTCCACGAATTTCTTGCCACGCAATCCACATAGGTTGAATAATATCCTGGTGTAGAACGGGCTTGTTGTCCGCTTTTCGCCATCCTTTGCGCTCCCATCCCACACACCATTTCGTCAATACATCAATGCTGTATTTGGAATCGGTGTAGATGGTGGCACCACGATGTGCTCCGTTTTTGATGTAGTTTATGCTGTATTCTAGCGCACGAAGCTCGGCGCGCTGATTTGTTTGAGGCTCGTGTCCCGGAATAGCCACCGAATGCTGATGTGCGACACTTCCATTATACATAATGTGTACACCGAACCCTGCCTTAGCACCCGCACGCCCATTATTTCGCGCAGAACCGTCACAGAATAAGGTGAGCCCTGACATATTAGGGGCAGCCATTTGTTATTTATAAGAAAAAGAAAATGCTTCTCATTTTTTAGAGCAGGGAATGACCGCATTACCTGATATGTCTCGCCATCTTGCCCATCTATTGGCAATAGGACCCCTATTTGTCTATGTAGGCTTGAAGCGTGAGAATGTACCAGATGCCGTGTTTAATGCGCTTGGTGTTGTAGGTCTGGTTGTCCTTTTTTACCATTCGTATAAAGCGTATCTCAAGCTCAAGGATGGACAAAGTGCCTGGGTCAACTGGATACATATTCTACTTGTCGCCCCGTTACTGCTCATTATTGCCTACTTGAAAAAAGACGCAAGTCGCCGTTATTTTGAGATGATGCTATTGCTAGGATTTGCGGCTATTGGTTACCATGGTCTTTACCTAATCCGCGATACAACCTTCAACTGATCCTCGCTTGCCTGTGAGCGATAACATTCAATACTATGATAAAGATATGCTGAAGAGGAAGGAAATGCGCGATTACATGTGCCGCACGCCTCGCCACGGACATACACAGGAATCCACTCCTTCGCATGTGTACGGGCATAATGAATTTTTAGATTTGATTTTGTGTGAGTACTATGTTCACAACCCGCGTGAGGGCAATAATATGAGACTGTTGCAACCGGATTTACATCTTCACCAATTAATTCCTTTTCCTTATCTTTTAGCTTAAGATCATCTGCATGTACAGTTGCCAAATGATGTAGATAGGAAGACTTCTGTAGAAATTTACGCGATACAGTGCAGCGAGTACACTCAAAACGCAAATTCTGCGTGTGCTTCATCTCAATATGATAATACATCGTATTTTGATTTTTAGTTACTTTATTACAATGCGGGCAAACATATTCGCCGGCATTGTTACGGATATATTTGGAGCCAGAGGTAGCGGATACAACCGGATTATTTAAGGACATGACGGTTACAAATTATTAAAACGTCTACAAGATTTCAATTTTTTAAACCGATGACACAACAACCAACAATCGCAATTATTACAATGGCGATCGGTGCCGATTTTATTAAGGCAATGGAGCCAGGTATTGAAACAAAGCGGCTATATGCGCAGAAGCATGGTTACGATCTTCACATCGGCGGCAAGGAGGTGTGGGACCGTTCACGCCCAATTCCATGGAGCAAGCTCAATTACATCCTTAAATTCATTGATCAGTACGATTATCTTTTTTGGTCGGATGCGGATGTGATTATTACAAATCCTGAGGTAAGCATTCGCGATACTATTGTCCCACTTCTACCACCACATAAGGATCTGCTATGGACAAAGGACGTTGTTGGCAATCTCAATTCAGGCAATATGCTTCTACGAGGCAAGTCACAGTGGCTCAAGGATTTCATTCAGCGTACGTATCAGCAGGTGGATCTTACGCACCACATTTGGTGGGAAAACGCTGCCATGATTCGGCTATTTCAAAGTGTACCCACCGATACTGCAAAGATTGAGACAATTACTGATTACACAAAATTCAATGTATATCTGTTTGGACCCCAGAATAAGGCGGACGATCCGGCGGTAAGACTTTTTCAGCATGGCGATTTTCTACTACATTTTGCCGGTGTAGCGGACCAGTGGAATATCTACCGAATGATGAAATACATCCAGCACTGTTTGAACACCAGGACTCCCCATAATGTCAAACTACTTGATAATTGGTATTCTAGTCCTATGAAGTCAAAGGTGGACGCAGACGCAAGTCTCGCGTTGCTCAATATCTAAAAATATGCTATAAAAGTAAGGAATGTTAATAAAGGACATTTGGTTTTACTTGGCATTAATATTGGTCGTATTTCTCCTATTTGGCGATGGACGAGCAAAACATATGCTGACAATTTCGCCCGAAAAGGCGGCGTCTATTCAATACGAGAATTGGCCGGCGTGGGATACTGTCGATCCGCCTGGAACGCGCATTCGTGTACTCTGGATTTTACACGATTATGTGCCATTTGTAAATGCGGGGTCGGAAATCTGTGCCCATACGATGAACAAACATCTCCTAAGAAAACCGTATTTATACGATATTTGGGTCGGCACGCCTGGATACCCGAATAAGACGTACGAGGGCATCCGTTGTTTTGACCTTTACAACACAGATTTATTGTTTGAAATCCTGAAAGACACACACGTCCTTATGAGCCATTCGTATTTCTATCGTAAACAGTCATTGTGGATTGCCAATAAGCTCGGTATTCCGTTTTTAGAATGGGTTCATACTGATAATTATGTGCGAGCCGTGGGACCCAATTGGTTTGATAATCGCTTAAAAGGACGCCAGTGGGCAGTGTTCAACTCGCACAGTTTGAAAGCCTCCCGAAAGGATCTGCCTGACGAGCATATTCGTATTGTAAGACCGCCAGTAGACTATCGTAAATATGGTATTTATCATAGCCATTTGGATGAGCCAAAGAAAGAAGCAAAGTATGTAACACTAAGTAACGTGAACGAGAACAAGGGCGGCAATTTGCTTATACAGTTGGCAAAAGCGATGCCTGAGCAGGAGTTTTTGGGTATTATTGGCGGATATCGTAAGCAGATTATTGATAAGACACTGCCGAATCTTCGTTATATTGAGCATACCACACAAATCAAGGATATTTACGCTCGCACATGGGTGATGATTATGCCGTCCAAAGAGGAGACTTGGGGTCGTACAGCAGTAGAAGCGATGTCTTCCGGTATTCCTGTGGTGGTCTCACCTACACCTGGACTTATGGAGTGCTGTGGTGATGCGGCTTTGTATTGTGACCGTAATGATCTTGAAGAGTGGGTGAAGACGTTACGCAAGCTCAAGCAGGACCGTGAGTTTTATAATCAGCGTTCGTCTATTTCTCTACAGCATGCGCGTTCATTGGATCCTACAGACGAAATGGCAGAACTAGAAACATGGATTGAGAAAACAGTTCTCAAAGCAGGTGTTCATAAGGATAAGAACTGCTCCGTATGGGAGAAAAATATGCTTTTTAGGTAGATATGAACGCCCCTGTGACACCTGTTTCACCGAACGCGGCAAAGAATGCGTCCAACAACTCTTCGGGTCCTTTTAACTTCCTTTTTGGCAAGTCAAAGAACTCCAAGAATGCGCCTGCAATGAACGCAACTCGTAAGAATTCCCCGAATGCGCCTGCGCCCATGGCGGGTGGTGCGCGCGTTGGCAGCCGCATTCAGGTGTACCACGGCACGGCGCACCACACAAGCGGCGGTTTGACCCGTAAGGACCTTTTCCTTAACAAGCGTGGTCGCATTGTAAGCCGCAAGGCGTCGGCGGCGGGCAAGAAGGCGCTCAAGCGCCTCCACGCTGCGGGCTACAAGGCGAAGAAGGGCACCTTCAAGCTTTTCCATCGCAAGTAAACAAAATCTTATCACTCTGTAGAACAAAGATGGTACACCGCACGCGTAAGAATAAGCGCAACAACAACAACAACATGGCGGGTGGTGCAAAGGTGCCCCGAGTTGGTACCCGCGCAATGGTCTGGCACGGCACGGCGCACCACACAAAGGGTGGACTGACGCGCTCGGACCTCAAGAAGAACAAGCACGGACGCATTGTAAGCCGTAGGGCGTCGGCGGCGGGCAAGAAGGCGCTCAAGCACCTTGTTAAGGCGGGCTACAAGGCGAAGAAGGGAACCTTCAAGCTGTTCCACTGAACGCGTTAACGTGTTAACGTGTCAACGCAGCACGCTCCAAGACTCGTGTTCCCAGTTTAACAAGTCGCATACCCTTACTAAAACGGCTACTATCCGTTTCCGTATCGGAATCTGCCACTTTGTGCCAAAACAACGACCAGCGATTCTCTCCAATATCTGTAATAACAAGACCCATACATTGTTGCCCGGTTGCATTCACAATCATAGTCCAGGCGTCCAAAGTCATAGAAAACCCCTCATGACCCCCCCGTGCAGGTAAGCGGTGAACCATATCGTACATAACTTTTGTATCGGCACCAACAGGAAAGAAGATAGCATCCGGAATCGTAGGAATCTCTATGTTTTCTCCAAGCCAGCAGCGTGTAATCATAATACGACCTTCTCCAAGCACTCCATCCATAAATGTTAGAAACGAAGGAGGCACCTTGGGCGCATTAATGCCAAAGACCAATAGCACTGAGCCAAGTGTTCCCATACCACCGGCACCCATAGCGCGTATAATAGTTGCCAGGCACGACCACTCCTTGCCGCCTGCCATTCCTGGGCGAATAACAAATGACCATTCATGTTCTAATTCAAGGGTTTCCAGTCCCTCACCAGTAATTAAGATACGGCACGAGTACGGTTGACCGGATATGAACTCCCATGGAACCCATGCGTTTTGTGCATTACAAAATACATATAATGCTCGCCCCACCAGTGAACAACCTAGACCTTCAAGTTCCATCCTATAAAAACAGTACCTCTTTATAAGAAGGGATGAACGCGCCGATTTCTACGCTCAAGACATTAACGGCAATTGTTGGAAGCGCAGTTACTGTTGGAATTCTAGATGCTGCATGGCTTACCCTACGATACGATTATCACAACGATCTTTTCTATAAAATCCAGAAGACGGATTTGACCCCGCGTATTGTGCCAGCGGTCTTGATATATATTCTTATTCCTGTTGCCGTTTACCTATATGCAGTGCGACAGGCGTATACACTAAAGGACGCCGCCCTAAGGGGTGCCGTTGTCGGTTTTATCCTATACGCATTTTACGATTTGACGAATTACGCCACCTTGATAAATTATACCCTGGAGATGACCCTGACCGATATTGCCTGGGGCACAACGGTTTGTACTGCGGGTGCTGCAGCGGGATATATGTTTTATTCTCGTTAAATTAATATATTTATATTTTCTGTAATAATAAAATGAACTGGTCCAATACAGTTGATTGGGTTGTTATAATAGATGATAAGAATCACTTGCGATATGGCGTTTCTGTACGTCATATTGTAAGTGGGAACGATGGCGATGTGTGTATTGCGTCTGTAACTGAAATATTATTGAACGATAAGGTAAATCCATTTTGTATAGATATTGGTGTAGATCAGGGATGGTGGTCGTTTTTTGTTATAGATAAAAACTCAACATCTAAGGTGTTATCATTTGAACCCAATCCGTTATCGTATAAGAATCTATTACCTTATCTAACAAATGAACCTCGTATAGAACTACATAATCTAGCAATTTCAAATACGAAAGGAACATTGCCATTTACACTTGCGGAAGGGCAATCGCATTCACGCGATACAACTGCATCACTTACTGTGCCATGTACACCGATCAATTCATTTATAGAAGGTAAATCAATTGATCTTATTAAGATTGATACGGAAGGACATGAACTACATATTTTACCAACTCTCTATCCTTATTTATCGCAAATAGAATCGCTTATTATTGAAATATCACCAAGGTGGTACAATGACGATGATACATGTCTGAATATACTAAATCATTTATTATCGGTGTATCCGGCGATGTATTTCATGAGTCGGTCGGATGAGCCAACTCTTACTCGGTTGACAAAAGAGACTGTAGGAAAGTTTAGGAACTATAAAGATATTCAATGGGATGCCTTTGTAACGCGTAATCCGTTATTTTGTTAGATGCGGACGTGCTTTGCTTGACGGCGACGAGTTTTCCGTCGAGCATTTGGATTCATACTGGCAAGTTCTCTAAACGCATTTTTAGCGGCGCGGTTTTCTTTCCATTTCCTAGTGCGGTTATAACTATTGGATGAAGCGTTTGTAACAACACCTTTAGGAGGTCTTACACCTAACATATTTGCTATGATCCTACCGGGTCCTTGCGATGGATCACCACTCATTCCAGTTTTTGCTGAATATACATTTCCTATAGCTTGTAATCTTAGTCTATCGTTTATTACATTTTTAGGCGATTTATGGAATGTAAATAGTTGGTCAAGCCCATCAGGAAATACAGCAGTATTTATATAGAGAAAATTAAAGCGTGGTCCATCTTCTGGAACAGGACGAAAATGTAAATACCCTTCACCATCTTGTATTCTCTGGTAGTGAAGATATACATGAGGTCTTGACCACAGGGCTTGTGCCATTGGTGTATATCCCATATCAACAACTAAAGGAAATGGTCCGTCAAGCGTATACATTTTTCCTACGACTAAATCTCTCGCTTTAACTTTCTGCATCTTACTTAGTCTTTTCAAAATATTTAAACACCATCTAAACAAACCCCGCAAGTAACTAATTACATTTGTAGTTCAGTGGTAGAATGCGACCCTTCCAAGGTTGTGACTCGGGTTCGATTCCCGACAAATGTATTACTATTCAGTAAGGAGTCATGAAGCCGTATGCGGTATTTTTCTTTGTAATGAAGGTTACGCTGGTTATTCAGTTTATATTAATTATAGCAAAGAAGCAAACGCGGAGTTCCATAATTTACATAACAACGGAAATTGTGTTCAAGACTGCGTTATTCTTATTTATTGAGTGGTTTACATTCCACAATAACTTCGGCATCAACTTTGAGGATAAGTTGATTATTTCATTCGGTGGCGGTTTGCTCTTCTATGACGCCTGTTTCAACGATATTCCTAAGTTGATTGATCAATTACGAAAGCGGTATCCAAATCTCCTACCCGAATGGTTATTGGGCACCGTTGAGACTCCTATAAAGCATATTAAAGCGTTTAGCAATAATGAGTAAGTTTACATAAACGGATTATAAGCCCACTGAAGTAACGCCTGGCGTTCCTTTACTGAGCACCCGATTTCCCCAGGTGAGCAATGTGCCTTGACCGAGCCGGCGTGGCGTGCGAAGGAGCGCCAGCGACCGATTTGGACCTTATCCAGCGCCGGAATGCGACGACCGAGCCAGTAGCGGCAGTACCACTGGAACCAGCCGCGTTCATCAGGATTCTGTGCGCTATCCGCCAGAATCGCCCGCCCCTCCGTTTTAGCCACATGCCGACCACGTGCAGGCGCCCACCCGTTTTCCTTCCAGACCGACAACGGCTGGCGAGAACCCACCTTAAAGTAATTCACCGATACGTCTGCCACCGGCGAAAGTTTGCCCGCCGCCGCCGCGTACAGAAACCACTCCCGCGGAAACTCGTCCGTACAGTCGTTCAAGTACTTGCCCTCAAATGCCCCCATAAAGAGTATTTCGGCAGGCGTAAGCGCCGGCTTGAAGCCCTCCGCGAACCCTTCGCCCGGGTTTTCCTCCAAAACATATTCGTATTGCCGGAGCAGTGACATTTTTCCGCCACCACGCACTTTTGTGCCGCGTGTAAACGACGCCAAGGGGGGACCCTTACGCGCCGCACCCACAATCGCATCAACCGTCGGCATACTCCTACTTATCCCCAGAAAAAATGAACCCACAGTAAGCGCCTATTTTTGCCGGCAAGATGCCACCGAAAAAAGTTACTATTGTTCCTGGACAGGCGTCCATACAGGCGTTCTTTCATAAGCCAACTGCACAGGTGACCGCTCAGCCAATACTCACATCAACCCCATTGTTAGAAATCAAGGAATCTGTAGATCCAAAGGTCGCCGCATTTATGGCAAGTTTGACACCAAGTGAACGGATTGCTCATAAAATTGCAGTTGAAAAATTAGGGACAAGTTATGACATTACCAGAACTCACGGATTCGTGCGTTGGTCTGCATGCACATAGTTTCTTGAAAATATGAACCGATTTTTTACTGATATCCGCTTTCAAATCGGCAATCCAGTTGCGTAGATATTTATTGCCGTCGTAGATATGATTTGCGCTCATAAGATCGGTAATAGGAACCCAGCGGCATTCACGGATTTCATTTGGTGGCGGCGGATGTGCCTTTACTTTATTCATATCCGTTTTGAGGATTGTGTACCGGAATAGGTAAGATTGTGAGCCCTTACTCACACGAAATACTTCGTTGTGGACCTTATAATCGGAGGCAACAAGACCGGTCTCTTCGTGGCATTCCCGCACCGCTGTTGCTAAATCGTCATTGTCCTCCTTTTCTCGGTGACCTTTGGGAAAACCC